ATTTAACTGCGGATATCCATACAATACAGTTGGATCAATCGCATAGTCATATCTGTCACCAAGTTGAAGTATGGTGTTTGACGATTCTGTTTGTATCTGTACATTTTGTACGTCACTAATTATTCCGTCAAGTTGTATGACTTGAGTGTTAGCCATGATTTAGTTTATGTCAAAAAATTAAAGAGCAAAAATTCTACTTGATCCGCTAGAGAATGCTACTGTAATATCTCCGCCGTTTGGTAGGATAGGTAATCCTGTTGCGCTATCAATATATGCAATAAGTCTAGACGTTCCTTGAATTCCGCTATCGGAAAAAATAATTAATGCTTCACAATTGGCACCAGTCACGGATGAGAATAATGCATCATCGGCATCAAAGACTCCATTAGCAATACTTTTATTGGTTAGTGCAGTTGATGAAATTACAGCAGTATTTGAAATATCGCTTCGATATTGGTGTGATGTACTGTAAGTGTAAACTCCAGTATCTACAAGTGCAATAGTAATGGTATTCGCTATCATATTGATAGAACCATTTAAAAATGCCTCTTTTGCTTTTGGATAAAGTGCGTTTGCCATGTATAAGTGCCCCTAAGTTTTTACTTATTTATAAAACAACCGGTGTTCCGATTTTTATGAATGCTTTTGTTGCTGAAATTGCGTAGCCAATTTTTAAAGAAAATGCCGCACCATCGATAGTAGAAGTTGTTACTATGTTGCCATTATCTCCAAGATATAGAGACTGTTCGGGCGTCCAAGTCCAAGATGGATTTGTGACAGACCCAAACGTAACTGTTTGTCCCGAGTTATTTAAAACGCCAAGAATCCTATCAATTTGTGTCAATTGTAATGCGGATGCGAGAATTGTTTCGCCATTTACATTTAGTGCAACCATTTTATATGTACTTGCATTGTTATTGGTAAAGACAACATTTAAAGATTCAGAAGCGGCACCACCAGTATTGGCTTGATTGTATGCGGCTTGTGCTAAAGTAGTAGCACTATTTGCAACAGAGTAAGCACTATTAGCTTGTGCATAAGAAGCTAGAGCATTTGTGTTTGCTGTAAATGCATTAAATGTCGCTGTGTTGGCTTGAGCGTATGCACTATTTGCAGTTGTTCTTGCTAGTGTATCATATCCAGCTTGACCTCCTGTGTTAGCTTGGTCATATGCGGCTTGTGCTAAAGTGGTTGCTGTATTAGCTTGACTGTATGCATTGTTGGATTGTGTATATGCACTGTTGGCTTGAGTGTATGCTGAGTTTGCAGTATTCCATGCATTAGTCGCTCTTGTCCTAGCAATAGCATCTACTGTACCACCGCCACCACCAGATTGTGCTACAAATTCAAATTTCTGTGTAGTTTCATTGAATGCTAAAACATATCCATCAGTAAGATTAGTTATGTCAACATCATCAAGTCTACGTAAATTGACTTCGCCACCACCATGTGAACCACCACCACGATCTGAAAGAATCGTATTAACTTTTGCTTTATACTGAGTTACATCTTTTTGTAAAACTTCTTTAAACTGATTGACAGATTGTTCAATAGCTTTTAAGTCTACATCTTTACCATCCTTACCTGGAAGACCTTGAACGCCTTGCGGTCCGATTTCACCTGCTGGTCCTGCTGGTCCTTGAGGTCCATCTCTTCCGTCTTGTCCTCTATCGCCTTTGTCTCCTTTAGGACCTCGTTCGCCTTGAAGACCCTGTACTCCCGCTGGTCCAACAGGACCAGTTGCGCCATCTTGTCCATTTCTTCCGTCCAGACCATTTTGTCCATCAGAACCCCTATCGCCTTTCTCGCCTTTCTCGCCACGCTCACCAGCAATACCTTGTATGCCTTGTTCGCCTTGTGGTCCAACTGCGCCAGTGTCACCTTTGTCTCCCTTGTCACCTTTTAATCCACGTGGACCTTCAAGCCCCATATTGCCTTGTGGACCAACATCGCCTTTTGACCCCTGTGGTCCTATTTTTCCATCTAAACCTTGTGGTCCACGTTCGCCTTGTGCGCCTGTAGCACCAATAGGACCTCGCAAGCCTTGTGTGCCTGCCGGTCCTTGTATGTACTCAACGATTGGCTGTTTTGTTTTTTCTTCTAAAAGAGATTTTAATTTTTGTATCTCTTTTTTAGTATATGCAACAGAGGTTGCAATTGCGACAGCATCGTTTAAAGTAGTATTATTTTCCTTCTTTGTCAACTTTAGCCTCTTCAACTAATGTGCCAAAAAATGCTGTCATTGATTTTGCTAATTCTCTTTGATCCGCATCATCAATTATTCTAGATTCAGTTTCTTCTTTTTTAACACTAACTTCAAGTTTATGAGTAGCAGGTGCTGGAGGAGTTTCAGCAACTGGTGCTTCTTCAACTGGTGCTTCTTCTTGATTAGCTGATTCTTCTGCCATTTGTTCATCAATTTCTTTGATATCATCTTCAGATTGTTGAAGAATATTTTTACGAACGTATTCAATAGAGAAATACTTACCAACGTAATTGTCAATATCAGAAAGAATACCCAAACGTTCTTTCATAATTTCAACGTTCTTTAATTCTGTAAAATGTGCATCTGATTGATAATCATAACTAATTTCTTCTTGCATCTGTTCCCACTCTTTACGAGTACAAACGCCTTTAAGAAGCAATTGTGTTTCCAACAATTTATCAAATAGATGAGAGAATCTTAAACGTAATCTAGCAATAAACTTACCAAACTTTAATTCATCTCTAGTGATCTCAGAAGCACGTCCTAAAGAGAATCCATTGTCAGACTCTAAACGTGAAACTGGAACATTCAATGACTTAAACATTTTCTTTTGAAAATATAATACGTCTTCAATCTCGCCTAAGTTTTGTCCACCTTGTAGTGTGGTAATCTCAGTACCTTTACCACCTTCTCTACGTGGCAACCAAAAATCTTCAAGCATTGTTTGATAACGTCTGTCATCACGAATCTCGCCAGTAGTTGCATCATACACTAATTTGTTCTTGTACTTCTGCATGATTTCACGCAAGTACTGTTCCGCTTTCATCTTAGGCAAGTTACCAACGTCAATGTAGAAGATTCTACGTTCTGGTGCTCTTGCAATACGATAGATAACTGTTGCATCTTCAAGCATACGCAATTGATTAAGCGGTTTGATTGCTTTGTGCATGTGCGAGATAATTACTTTACCATCTTTATCTGTTATTCCAGAATGCGTATATGAAATTGAATCTGCGGCAATTTTTATACCTTGATTACCATCATTAGCAAATCCTTTATCCGAGTAAATAAAATACTCATTGTATTGAGTTGTAGTATTTACATTTCCTGTTGCAGGATTCTTTTGTGCTTTCTTAGCTTCACGAACTTTACGAATTTTACGTGGATCAATGTAGCGAACTTCTTTTAATCCTTGTCTAGGATTCTTTTCATCAATCATCATGTGATAGTAAAGTCTACCATCAATGTACCATCTACGAAAGATATCATATCCTTGATTGTTGAAGTCTAATAGTTTCATTACATAGTAGAATTCTTCACGAATTTTATTTTTGATAGATTCTGGTTGTTCTAGTTTGTCTAAAATAATTTGAACTGGATAATCATCTTTGTCAAATACTAATGATTCATTGACAATATCTTCAATAGCCGCATCACATTCTGGCTGAAGAGCCATTTCACGATATTTTTTAATTAAGTCGGAATCTGATCTTATTTGCCCTTCAAGATCCATGTAGGTGCCATAGATTCCACCGCCAGAAATCGGAACGGAACCATCTTCGTCAGCAGGTGGGGCAAAAGATTTTAATTGTTCAGATTCGGTTTCTTCTTTACCGATCTGATATCCAAAAAGTTTGAAGGCCATATATGATTCTCTCTAAAAAAAATGGGGGCGTAATAGCCCCCATTGTTGTGACACTATTACGCAAATATTTATATCTGCGTAAATTACATTATTTAATGCAGTTTATCATTTACCTTTTCCACCAGGACCATTACCTAATGGTGCCGCTGTTGTAGCTTTTGCACCAGCCGCTGAAGAAGCATTTGAAGTGCCGGCACCTGGATCAGAAGCATCTGTACCAGCTTCTGAAGTTCCACCAACATCCAAATAGTGATATTGGAATGTAACAGTAAACTCTTGAATCGCATCTGTAGTGTCATAAGACAAGTCGATAGTTGAAACATCAGTTGGAAATGCATCATACAATTCATATACTCTAGCAACAGTACCGTCTGGTCTTAGTTGCTGAACTGTAATTTTACAACGATAAGAATCTGTTCCTATTCTTAATTCGTTTTCACCGTTAACATCGATGATGTAGTTTAACCAATTGTCAAAAGATTTTCGAACTGCTTGTGCGTCATCATTAACAATTGTTGCTGTCCAATCTGCATATGTTCTATCACCAGGAACTTTGATGCGTCTTCCTCTGAATGGAACTTCAATTACACCCAATGTAAATGCTGGAATAGCGCCAGACTTACATAGAATAGAAAGATTGCTTAAGTCAACGCCTGTGATATCAGTTTCCGGTTCGATTAGAATTCGGAATAAATTTGCTTTTGAACCACCATTTAGTTTTTGTCTAAATGTAT